TGGATTATCAACAAGATATTGTAGAAGGTAAGCTTCCTGTTTATTTTACGCAGTTACTTGTTTATATGTTGGCGTGGAACTTAGCGGAAACCATTACAGACCAAACAGAAAAAGGAGCATACTATAAAAACATCGCACTCGGTGGAGCTGCCGATAATAACCGAGGAGGTTATTTTAGAACCGCCATTAATTTAGATGGTGCGGGAGAAACTCCACCCGTTATTGCTCAGTATCTCTTAACCGAAGTGAGAGGAGCATGAGTCGAATTGTTCAGTATCAATCATCATTTACTATGGGAGAGTTTGATCCGCTTGTAAAAGGTCGAGTTGATATTAGTCAGTATCAAGCGGGATTAGAAAAGGCAACTAATATCGTATGTATTCCGCAAGGTGCGATTGAAAGAAGACCAGGACAACAATTTTTGCTAGATGTTTCTTCTGATTTAGGTGGATCGTTTACTGCTCAACAGGGTATTCGTTTGATTCCGTTTGAGTTTTCAAGCACAGATTCTTTTATGCTTGTGTTTGTTAAAGTTTCTACTGCTACTTCCGATAATGCAAGAATGTTTGTTTTTCGGCAGGGTGTTTTACAAACTAATATTAACGCAAGTGGTAATAATTATTTAACTGTATCGCTAGGAGATATATCGTTTGATGCAATAACTTTTACACAATCTGCGGACACATTAATTTTATTACATGAAGATCTCGCTCCGTTATCGATTGTAAGGGGTGCTAATAATACAACTTGGACCGCAGCTACGATTGGTTTAATATCTCCGAAGTTTGCGTTTACGAAAACGACAACAAATCCTGCTGGAACAATTACCCCCTCCTCGATTGATGGCACAGTTACCCTGACCGCTTCTAGTAATATTTTTCATTCTGGCAGAAGTAATACCGCACAATCAGGGGGGTCTAATACCATAACGCTAGATACTTCTGCTTCTAGTACCAATGATATTTTTATTGGATCGACAATAAATATTACTGGAGGAACAGGATCAGGACAAACTCGAATTATTTCTGATTATGTAGGATCTTCAAAAGTAGCAACTGTTTCTGTAAATTGGACAACACAACCTGACAACACATCTACTTTTGTGATAGATAGTTTGGTCAATCAATTTGTGAATGTAGTCAATGGATTTGGTCGAGCAAGAATTATTGAAATTGATTCTGCTACAGTTGCAAAAGCTCATGTAGAACTTCCCTTTTTTAATACAAGTGCAGTTACAACAAATGCATATGAATTTGAACTTGGCTATGAAGATGTTTTTTCAACTGCTAGAGGGTTTCCTCGTTCCGGTGTGTTTCATGAAGGGCGTTTATATTTTGGCGGTTCTAAGGCTTTACCGAGTGCTTTATTTGGATCAAAGGTCTCTGACTTTTTTAATTTTCTTGAAGCAGAAGGTTTAGACGATGATGCTATCTTTGCATTGTTATCTTCAGATTCTGTCAATGCGATTACGGGTATTCGTTCTGGTCGAGATCTACAGATCTTTAGTACTGGTAATGAATTTTTTGTACAACAAGCAGAAGGACAACCCATAACTCCTGGCAACCTAACTATCAAAGCTGCAACTTCTTCTGGATCAAAACCTAATATTATGCCTGTATCTGTTGAAGGGGGTACGATTTTTTTACAACGATCAGGTAAAGCATTGCGAGAGTTTTTATTTAGTGATGCAGAATTATCTTATCAAGCAAATAATATTTCTTTATTATCAAGTCATTTGTTAAAAAACCCTGTCAAACTTGCTTTTCGAAGAGCGACTTCTACGGATGATGGCGACTTACTTATGATAGTCAATGGTACGGACGGGACTATGGCAGCGTATTCCGTGCATCGATCACAAAAGGTGGTTGCTCCAAGTGAGTTTATAACGGATGGTACTTATGAAGATTGTGCGGTGGATATTGATGATATTTATGTAGTCGTAAAAAGAACGATCAATAGTAGCACAAAACATTACATAGAACGATTAGATGATGATAGAACAACAGATGCATCGTTTCAGTTATTTAATGGATCTGCGGATGGCAGTAAACCATCGTCAACCACAGTTTCAGGGTTAACTCATCTAGAGGGTAAAACTGTAGAAGTTGTTCGAGATGATATATTTTTAGGAGAAAAAACTGTATCGTCAGGAGCTATAACCATTGACCAAGTTCCCACCACTTATGTAGAGATAGGATTACATTACGATGTATTAGCTAAGACTCTTCCCGCCGAACCTAAACTTGCATCTGGAACAATGACGGGTAGAAAAAAAAGAATTGTTTCTGTTTCTCCTATACTACATCAAACACAAAATATTGCCATTAATGGAAATGAAGTAAGTCTTAAACAGTTCCCGTATACCCTTGATTCTTCTGAAACTTTATTTACTGGAAGAAAACGAATTACTCCTATACTAGGGTACAGCACGGAAGCTCAAATATCAATCACTCAAACGAAACCATTGTTTTTTACTTTGTTAAGTTTAGAGTATAGCGTAAGTGGTAGCCAATGAGTGCAGGAGCAATATTTGCCGCAATTAATTTAGCAGGATCTGTTTTACAGTATCGTTCAACTGTTGCAAGTGGCAAAGTACAAAAAACCATAATGGAAGCTCAAGCTCGAAACAAAAGACTTGAGGGTAGAGTTGAAGCAGTTAAAGCTAAAGAGTCAGCTAATGAAATACTAAGACGAACAAAAAGAGCGTTAGCTAGTAATATTGCCAGAGGATATTCAAGTGGTGTATTGCCAGAGGTAGGATCAGCAGCAGTATTCTCGGAACAACAAGTCTTACGACCCGCAGCTTTAGATGTTGGAATATTAGAACAAGACGCTTTCTTAGCTATTGAACAATCAGAAAGAGAAGCTAGAAATTTAGAGTACCGAGGAGCTATGGCAGCTAGACAAGCTCGAACTCAAGCGATTACAGGATTAGTTATGAATGTTGCTCAAGTTGGTTCGTCGGGTGCTTTTAGTGGGATGAACCTTGGTGGAGGTTCTGGATACTCAGCTAAATCATTACAAGGAAAGAGCAAGGCTGGTACAAGAAATGTTCCTTTACCACCAGGTGGTAGAGTAGGACCAGCGTTTGGAGGATAGATAGTGGCTGAAAGAGTACGACAAAATAGATCAATATTAAGTTCAGGATACAGACCAAGTGCTGCAACCGAGGTAGGTATTTTAGAACAACAACTTTCAGGACAAGATCAAATGACCAGGTTGCTCAATACTATGTCTAGTTTTTTTTATGATCAAATGGCGGAAAAGGTTGTAGAAGAAGGTGAGCAGTATGGAGCTGCTAATCCAATTACTATGGAGGAGTTAGAACAAGCATCGCAGACAGGAGAAGATCCTACAAAAAGACTTGGGTTTGGAACAAAAGGTAAAGCTGCTCGAAGCACAGCCTTTTTAAATGTAATCTCAGAAATAGAATTACAAGCGTCAAGAGATTTTTCAGAATACATTACTCAAGCAAAAACACAAGAGTTAGATCCGCAAGAGGTGGCTGATGGTTTAGATGCTATATCACTAGGATATTCTAATATTTTAAAAGATGTAAGTCCAACAGATCATATTAAATTAAAAGGTGAGTTATCACAAATAACAGGCGGACATTTTAAAGGGTACATAAATGATTTAGCAGATATACAAATTACAAGAGATAAAGCAACTACTGCTGCTGAAATCGAATCTACTTTAACTAGAATTACTACACACATTGATAATATTTTACTAACACCAGGTAAAACCGAACAAGAATATTCAGATGAATTAGTAAAAAGAAGAACATTGACAAATAATGTTTTATTAAATGAAGCTCTTACCAAAGGAAAATATAATATCTCTCAAATTCAAAAGCTTAGAGAAACTTTAGATAAAGAACATTTAAATTCATATAAAGCAAAAATTATTGCAATAAGTTTACAGACAGGAACAACATCAAATAATACTGCAAACATGACAGCCAATAAAAAAACAGGCAACTCACAGATCGATGCCATGTTAAGACAACTCAACACAGAGGATCGATTAAAATTAATTAAAGAAATGCGACAAGCAAGAGAAGATGAAATTAGGTTTGAAAAAGCTATAGACGATTCAGATGACGAGAACAGCAAAACTAAATTTGCAGAATCTAAACTTAAAGCCTATGAAGCGTTAGACACAAATAATATAGATGAATATAACAAACAACTAATTGTTATGAAAACTATTGATCCAGACAACAAAGACATATTTGATATAGAACGAGAACGAGTAGAACTTGGCGGCAAAAGATTAACAAGTAATCCTTTAGAAAAAGACAGATTAGGAAGGTTAGCTGAAAAAAACATTTTAGATTTTGACGAACTAAATAAGTTTAGAGGTGAACTCAGTAAAGCAGATTATGATAACTTATTTAAAGAAGTACAAACTGATAAAAAAAATCAAATAGGTATTGCTTTAAGTAGAGTTAAGGGATTGCAAACATATAACCCAAAGCAACTTCTTGCAGCTGAAACTAAAGAAAGTAGATTATATGCAAAATTAAGTGGTGGATTAAAAGCTGCCGCTGCCGAAGCACAAGAAGACTTAAAGGCATTTGATGTAAATAAATGGTTAGATGATAATTTAAAAACACAAGAAGATGAGATTAACAAAGCTATTTCCGTAAAATTAAAAACAGGTATGTCAACAAATTTTTCACGAATAAAAAGTGATATTCAAAAATTAGAATTACCCATACAAATTTCTGATGAATTTTCAATAGAAAATTATGAACAACTTTTAATTGCGATAATGTCAAATAAAAACAGTAAAATAAAAAGATATAATAACAAGTCGGTACCTTCTATTTCATCTTTACTTAAACAGATTAATGATTATCAAAAGGACTATGGTAATGAATGATGATGATATTTTAGATTATATTGAAGATAGTCGTAATCTACGAGCTACAGGTATGGAGCTAGAATTTGATTATGATGAAAACGATATGCTAGTTATGAAACCATATTCAGAAATGGCAACACTCGAAAGCATAAGTATTGGTTTACAAAAAGTAGGGTCAGCGGTAACAGGAATAGGTGGCGGAGTTGGAGCTGCTACCGCTGGTTTTATACCAGATCTTACTGTTGCTTTACCTGTGGCGGTAAAAGATGCATTAACTGCGGAAGATGGTAAAAAACTTAAAGCATTTGGCGAAACATTTGAACGACTATCTAAAGAAAATTTTGGATCTGAATTTTATAGAGGTCTATTTAACAATGCAATGGATAGCTTAGATTTAAGTGAAGAGCTAAAGCAAGATGCAAAGTCTGGTTTTAACCTTGGAGAGTTTTTTGATTTATTAGGTCCAGCCGCTGTGGGTATTAAAAAAGCTCCGCAAATAGCAAAAAGCCTTACAAATAAATTAGGAGAAGTTGGAGAAGCTGCACAAAAAAGAGTAGATGAAAATCGTGGTTCAGCAACTGTATCTAGTATGGGTGTAGGTGAAATGGGTAAGATGGTTGATAAAGGATTATCTAAACTAGCTCCTAACAAAGGCGAGGTTGTAAATCTTAAACCAAAAACAGACCGCCTTAACTTTTACTCTAAAGCAGAAGAAGTAACTAATCAGTTAAAACAAAACAAAGGCACAGGACAACAGTATCGCCAACAATTACTTAAAGCTGGAGTAAAACCAGATGAGATAGAATGGCTAGGACTTGATGATGTTCTTAATAAAGGCAAGATTACGAAACAAGAAATACAAGATCAGATCAATGCAAATAGAATAGAGTTAGATGAGGTTGAATTAAAAGGTGATGTTGATGATCCAAGATTTTATGGAAGAGAGGAAATGAACAATTTTGGAAATCTAAGACAAAGGTTTTTAGGAGGTGAAAAAGATGATTACGAAGCTAAAGGCAGTTTAGAAGAAAATAATTATCAAGTTACTTACACATTTGTTGATCCTGAAACAGGATATGTAATTAAAGGAGGTAATGACCAAGGATATGAGGTATATAAATCAGAAGCAGAAATGAGAGAAACAGAATCAAATAAGTTTATAGGAAGAGGACGGCAAAATATAAAATCATTTGACGAAGCTGTAATACAAGCTGAACAAAATATGGTAGATGAAGGTCTTATTGACCCACCAAAACAAATGACAAGGTTTGGAGAATACACAGAACCAGGCGGAGATAATTACCGAGAGTTTTTAATTAAATATAATAATCCTAAAGTGCAATTTGACGAAAGTCATTTTGATGAAGAGAATGTCATTGCTCATTTTAGAACAAAAGATAGAACAACAAGCGATGGTAAGAAAGTATTTTATATAGAGGAGATTCAATCGGATTGGGGTCAAACATATAGAAAAGAGCAAAGCTATATGCCAAATATACAAGATACTTCTTTAGAGGAATATGAAAGAAGAGTATTAGATAATACTGCTCCTCCAGCACCATTCATAACAGACACCGATAAATGGACACAGCTAACTCTAAAAAGAATATTATCTAAAGCAGTTGATGAAGGATATGATTTTGTATCTATAACGCCTGGCAAAGCACAAATGGATCGATGGAATGATGAAGGGGTGGCTAAATTCTATGATGAGATTGTTCCAAAGAATGCAGAGAAGATTGTTAAGAAGTTAGATAAAAATGCAGTACAAAAAGATAAAAGTGTATATATTTATAAAACAAAAGGTTATGAAAAAAGATTTACCATAGAACTAACACCACAGCTAAAAGAAAAAGTTAAAAAAGGAATGGCGATGTTTAGTGCAACACCACTTGTTGTTGGTCAGGAGAATGAGTAATGGTTAAAAAAATTAAAAAAGGTCTTGAGTATCTATCTCAACAACTAGGCAAAGCCGAAGATGTACAAAAAGAAATAAGAAAATATTCTGCACCTGATGACGAAATATCAAAAGGTAAAGGTAGTGAAATACTTGTTAAGGGTGCAAGTGCCGATGCTGTAAAAGCTCTTAATGAA